GGGAAACCTCCCTTGTGTCTATTCGAGCTTTTTCACAAGCTCTCGCCAATCGCTTATTGCGTTGGCACTATATATCCATCGTTCTCGACGATGGTTGATGCTGTTCTCGTCCCAGCCTCGTTTCTTTAGTCGTTCTTCTCTTAGTGCGACCCCTGGTTCATAGTGTAATGTGCGGAGATGTATGCCCATAGCAGCAGCCGTCTCGGTGACCTCAGCTGGGTCCCATTGTCCCAGCAGCACAGTGGTGTCTTCTAATATAGCACGCTTGAGCACTAAGGTGATAAAATTCCGCCTTTTGCAGTACCGTTCCAAACCGCGCCCATATTTGGGTTTGTCCATTCCGATAGGTGCAGCTAGACTATCGACGTCGGCCCATCCAGCGTTGTTGTTCATTAGATAAGTTTTTCCTGCACCATTGGCAGCATACACATACGCTTTCAGCTGTATGCGGTGCCGCCCTAGCGCATCCTCGTGCAGTTCAGGGCTATATTCATCTAGTGTAGAGGCCCATGAGCGGAATGCCCAGTTACTGGCAGCCGCGCGCGGAGTTAGTAATCGGGGCTCGATTACGCTCTCGAAGGCTGCCCAGCGTCTACCGGGTATGTATGGTCCGAGCCTATTCCAACTGCCCAGAAGGCCTTGGATGGCCGGATCTACCCCCAATCTTGCGCCAAGTTCATCCTCGCTTTTCGGATGACTACGGCCTGTGTACATCTCGCCCATTCGCGCCATTTCCTCAATAGTGTGCCCAGGTGCGATTGCATCACGTGGACAGGTGTAAGTGCGTGATTGCCGGCGGGGCCATGCCTCGCCTACTTCGTCTTCAATGCTCTTTTGGGTGTACCTATGGATTGCGGGTCCGTGGCTAGCCGTCAGGAGGTCATTCCTATATAGCTGGACTTTCCGTTCTGGCACGTGCGACAATAGCTTCCTATGCAGTTTGAGCCAGGAATCGCTAGCCAGGCTGGGCCATTTACTTGAAGCGTGAGCTTTGTACTTTAGTGCGGGTGCGGCCTTCGTCCGAGTGCCCCAAAGATGGTGGTACTTCCCATCCGTGCGGGTGCTCCACCATTCGAGTTTTATCAGTTTGTCCTTTACACGGGCGCGCATTAGACTGTCGAGGAAGCACGTGGCTAGGTGGTGTGCAACAGGGTACGGCAATCCGCGGGCCGCCGCCTCCCACCAATTATCGGCCACTGCCGTGAGATTGGCTCCATACCAGTTGCCTTCCCGCACGTACCAGTTGCCGCTGGCTAGTGTGGCCAGAATAGCTGCTAGGGGTCGTTGAGCGTCACTAAGTGGATGTGCCATAGTCTGTAAGAATTCGTGAGTTTCCTTGCCAGCCAGTTGTTTTCGTGGATTGAGTCCATGGCCCTCCAGGCTGAGCATTTTTGCATGTACGAGTGCTCCCACGCAGTCGCGGAAACAAGCGTCCTCGTCGTCGCCGGCAAAGTAGATGGCTTCCTCACCAGCAAGGCTCGTAGCATAACCAAGGAATTTTGCATCCTCGAGGGCGATATAGCTGTGGGCATAATGGAGACATGTGTTGTTGCGCATGGTGTCCCTGCTGCCACTGTACAATCCTTGTATGCTACGGCGCTGTCCGATATCGGGATATATGGCAAAGGTCAGATCGTGTGACTGTGCGCTCCATAGACTCGCCAATGCCTTGGACAATGCATGTTTGGTGGTTCTCTTGTTCCATTCCTGGGTGCGTATGGTGTCAAGCATGCGCAGCTCGGTCAGAGTGTGTTCAGCATTGTAGTCGGTAAAGTCGGCGCTCAACCAGTATCCGTTCAGACGTGAGTGTGCTCGCGCCCACTTCATGAAGTCATCAGGTGTCTGTCTAGCACAGCAGCCGCCAATTGACATTTCCTTTTCAGCGTGTGTGCTTGCATAGGCAGTGATAACATAGCAGAGGTCATTGTCAGCATACAGTGCGCGACGTTTATCGCCGGGTTCATGTTTGGTGCTGCAACGTGCGACATGGATGGGTATTGTGCTGAGTGCATACATCATAGTGTCTTCAGGTAGTGCCTCAACCATGCTTTTCTTGGTCGGTCGGTCGCCAGCAGTTACGCGTTCGTCCTCGCGCATGAGAGTGCGAATCCAGTTGCCTGCACTTGTGCTACCGCCCGGCACTATGTGGTGGCGGCGCGCCCACCAGTCATTGATGTCACTGGTGTCTGATCGTCCATCGATACGCGCTATACTTCACGCTCGAGCGTGCGTATGTGTCGTATGAATGCCTCATTGTAGCTACGTCCACTGGCCATTACCTTGGGGAAGGCTGTAATGCCACGCTTGAGTCGTTCCTCAGCCCAATTGGCTTCATGGTCGCGTCTGTATGTGACGTTGATCAGTTTCCTGAGCTTATATGTCTGGTAGTTTTTCTGCGAGTCGAACATGCTGCAACGGCGACTATAATCGAGGAGGGGTTTGATGACATCCTTCCACTTTGACAACGGCACCTGGCCCCACTTGGCTGCCTGCATCGCATCGACAAGCCACTGTGGCAATGACAGTATGTAGAGCATCGTGCCAGCCACCTCGTAGTCGACTGAGTCCCTGCTCCGTTCGATAATCTCTGAGAAAATGGGATGTGAAGGAATAAACCGTGCGACCATGTTCATGGTTAGATTTACTGGAGAACCGCCTAGCTTGAGGTTCTTGTTGCGTGGACCGGGGAGTGGGGGTGTGATGTCGCTACTGTCAATGGACATGTCCAGCCTATTCGCGAAGCGTTGTGCGTGTTCCACTCCCATTGAACCGGGCTGCATGTTAACCATATAGGCAGCGAGTGCGTCCTCGCTCAAATTCCTTACCCAGTCCGTGAACTGTATGGGTCCACAAAGGAAGCGACCGCCAGGTCCCCGCTCCCATCGTCCTCCAAACCAGGGTTCGAGGACGCACGGTGGTGCTCCCCAGATGGCGAGGTGGGCGGTGTGGCGTGGATCGAGCCAGGTGGTGTGCGAGCAGCGGTCGGAGTAGCACGTCGTAGCTGATCGACCGGTAATAGCCCAGGGTTTTCCTGCTGCACGCCCGTCCACCATGCTTGTCCCGCCTCTTGCAGCGTGAGATGCCGCTGCAGCACATGTTGCCCAGTCGTGTCTGGCCCCCAAACATCGAGTGGGTTGATTGGGTTGATCACCCTGCTCGCGTCTAGGCGCAGCGCGCCTCCTGGCCAGTACGTGAGCAACTCCGCCAACCTTTCCTCGGGGGCGTTCGGCCACGTGTGGTCGCCCCAGCCCGCGAATCTGCTGCGGCCGCGGTGCTGCGGCAGCTCGATCGGCTGCGGGGGCTGTGTCGTGGTCGGCGGGGTCCCCGATGACGCCCGCTGTGCCGCTGGCGTCCGCAGGGTTTGAGCCCTTGCTTCCGAGGGCACCGCTAGGGTCTCCGCAGTGCCTGCAGCATGTCGGTCCGAGGATCCACGCCCCCCAGTGGAGGAACTCCGCCTCGCAATACGATCCAGCGCCGCTTGTGCGCGATCCGTATCGCCCATCGTTACTTCGGTCCCCGAGAGGGCACCGTGCGACTGAGTGTGCGAAGCGTCCGCGGCACCAGCAGCGTCCGCCCCAGCTCCAGATGGGGAGCCAAGAGTGGTCGAGGAGGCGCTCGAGTCCCCGATCGAGGCGCCCCCATCGTCGTTTTTTGGCTCCATG